TATATTCCATTTCTCAGCTAATCTCATATCTTCTTGCGTGAGCTTAACTTTGTTTTTAGAACTCGGAGAGGAGCGAGTACTCCCCGATACCACTTGAGCAGGACTTGACGTAGTTTCCTGCACACGTTCTTGAACTTCTCCAAACTTATGTGGAAAAGTATTTTTAATTCTGTTATCAATTTCTTGATAAAATTCATTATCACTTGGATTGTAGCCTTCATTTTTTAATTCTGCATCTATTGCTAATGCAGCAGCAGTCATAACATTATCTTTACCAAACCATTCATTAGATTCTGCCCATTCCTCTGCTTTTGGATCAGCCGCTGGTTGCGGTATTTGTTGTTGCTGTTGTACTGGTTGAGCGACAGGTTGTTGATTCTGACGTTCATAATTAGCTTTAGCATTGGTAACTTGTTTTAAATCATTCTGAGCTTCATTTAACATTTCTTGAGCATTGAGAAGTTTTTCTTTTTCTCCTTCATCAAATGCTTCTAAATAAACTGCTCTTGCCAATGCTATCTTATCTGTTAATTGTTTTTCAGAAATATCAAGAGTATGTTTACTTATATTTTTTACTTCATTTTCTCTAGTCTGAAGTTTTTGTGTTAGTTCTTCATTCTGCTGCATAATAGCAGCTAGTTGCTCTTCTTTTTCTTTTCTTTGTCTAACAAGCTGCCTAATTCTTTTTTGCGCTCCTGAAGTTTCTATCCCCTCTAACTCTTGAGGTTCTTCTTTATCTTCAACTTTAGGTTTTGTTTCTACTTCCTCTACAGCTTTTTCTTCAATTTCATATTCAACTTTATCTTGAGAAGGAATATTAACATCTCCCCAATCTTCATTATCTTTTGCCATTATATTCTCCGTTGTTTACGAGACAAACGCTTTACGTATAAATTAATTACTATACTATTATACCACACTTTTTGCTTCAATGCAAGTTATGTTTATCCTTTTCCTAAATTAAATGTTGGATCAAGGTCTTTTGGATCATCTATTCGCATAATTATTTGATCATCAAAAAGTAATATTAGTCTAACACCTTGATAAAAAAGTTTTGTACCAGCATGTTTTCCATAACATACATAGTCTCCTACACTACACCAAGAACCGTTAGGAAATTTATCTACATCTTTGTAGGCTAACTCACCTAATCCTATTACTTCACCTACTGTTGTGAGATAACTAATATCATCCTTGGTAGAATCTGGTATAAATATACCTCCTTTTGTTTTACTCTTTACCGATACTGGTTTTATTAACACATGAAAGCCCGGTAATACTGGTAAACTTTCAATATCTTTTTCTTCTGCATCAATCCACTCATCGTTTTTTAACGCATTACCCATTTGTACTTGTCTCATCTAATCCTCGTTATACATCCTTTTCTTTACAATTTCAGTTAAATTAGTTCTTGCCCAATCTAAACCTTGTATAGAACCTACAAGTTGTCTATAATGGGCAAAGTCTTCTGCAGCACCATCACCCAATGATGCTTTTAATCTTTCAATTTCATTATTAAACTCTTGAATAATCTCATCCCAAATTTCCATTGAAATTATAACTACTCTTTTCTAGTGCTTTTCTTTGGATTAGGCATCTCATAAGATTCCTTATCCCATTCATTTAAGGCACTACGCATACTACGTCCACCCCAAACATCTTGTTTAAATGGATCACCAAAACCTTTGGAAGTATTCTTTACATGCTCTGGATAACCCTTACCCTTCTTCATCATGAGTCTTCTCCTTTTTTCATTTCTTCAATTGCAATACGTGACAATGTATTAAGTTTAGTATTCTCTATATCTTTATCATCTTTTAATTCTTCAACTTTAAGTTTACCAAGATTATTAAGTGCTGTAATTTCTTTCTTGGATTCTCTATCTGCTTCAGCCTTCTCACGCTTAAAGTTATCAGAAGCACCAGACTCAATCATATCAAGTATCTGTTCATTCTCTTTAAGTTCAAGCTCTTTTGTTTTAAGTTCAAGTTCAGCAGCATTAACAACCGTATCAGATTGTAGTTTCTGTTGTTGTAGTTTAACCTTCTCTTGTTCAAGCATAACAAGCTGCTCTTCTGGTGTAGGTGGTGGTGGCTGTTGATTGGCTTGCATAACTTTCTGTGCAGCCTGTGCCATAGCCATTTCAACAATAGCAGGTTGATCTTGTTGATCCTGTGGAACTTGTTGTAATTCTTGAGATGTAACACCATTCATTTGTTCCTGATACTTCATTACAGAATGTTCTTGTACATTAGATTCAAGAACAGGTTTAATTCTAGCCATAATAGGATTAGCACCATTAGCAGGATCTTGAAGATAAGCCATCTTTACCTGTATATGGGCATCATGATTCTGTGCAGGAAAAGCTGCAATAGGTAAACCTTTGGTTACTGCCATGATATCAGATACAGGATCAAGCGGTTGTGGCTCAATCTTGGGTGGCAATATCTGTTCTAGGTTAGGCATATTGGCTGCATTGAGAATAGTTCTATTGAGTTCCTCAATGTTAAACATTCCCGGTGGGGATTGCTGTGCCATTTGCAGAGCCATATTTGCCAACATCATACGATGAGCATTAGAAGGAATGTTAGGATCAGAGACAGGTATAATATCTACTCGTCCATCAAAGTCAGCTTTAAATATACTACGATCTTCAAATGGTACTTCATATGGATATTCATCTGGTAGATAATCATAATCTATCTGTGCCAGTATTCTAAATTCATCTTTCTGTGACTTGTGTAATCTTTTATGAACTGCAGAGAAGAACTTACTAGAAGCTTCCAGCAATGCCATTGTTGTACCCACGGGTCCATAGGAGGCAGCATCAGAGATAACTTGCTCAGTACTATCCGCAAACTTCTGACCAGCAGCAGTTACGAACCCAAGCATCTGGAAGAGCGTTGAGGAAGGCTCTTTATAGGGCAGGGGAACTATAGCCCTAGATAAATCAATACCAGTTGCTTCGACCTCCTTGAACTCGCCGGGGGCGATAGGATCATTGTCGCCAACCATCCGCACTCCTTTGGCCTTAAATCCTCCCGGTAAATTAGCAAACTGTCCTGCATCAATTAAGGAGCGCATCGCAGCAGTTGCCGACATGGTGAGATTACCAAGGAAATGGATCAGGCCCAATCCATAGAATCCAAAGCCCGGTACAAACCTGTAATGAACGAAATGACTTCGCTTTTCTTTGTTTGGATCGTCCTGCTTGTAGTTTCTACGAATACTTAAAACTTCTCTTGACTGTTCTTCTACAGTCACAATGTAAGGGCATGGCACACCTTCTTCTTCAATATCAAGATAACAATGCTGTTCCAGTATAACATATTGTGGATCAGAATCATATGAAGGTGTAATTCCCAGAATATTATCAATCTTACTTGCAAATCCACTTACTGAAAGCTGTGATGGTGCTGGAAGATCAATATCTTTATAGACACCAGCCATCATATCCAGTTTCATATCTACTGGACTTTTATGTATTACATGTGTATAACGATCTGCATTTCTAAGATCACTTGCGTAGTAAGACACATAGAACTGGTCTATTGGTATAAATTCTGATACAGGTCGCTTTAGTGTTGAACTATAATAAATCTTTTTAAATGCTGAACCTATAAGTGGAAGATGAAAAAGCATTCTTTCAAATTCATCAAAATACTCTGGCATCTGCTCAGTAAGCTGAAAGTTCATAAAGTTCTGAACTCTATTGGACTGCATTTCTTTTTCTGGTGTAGCTGCACCAAGTATCTGAGCCTTGACAGGACCAGAAGAAGGAAATAATTCTTGCGTAGCTTTTGATTGAAACTTAACAGCCGACTCAATTAGAAGAGGATGTACAGCAGTACACGCACCTTGAAATGGTTCTGAGCCTTCTTCCAGTTTTAGACCAAGCAGATCAAAACCTCTCTCAAACATAGACTCCCATTCAGCCCTGCTATCTTTATCTGCATTATAATTTTCTATAACATCAGAAGATATTTCTTGAAGAATTTCTTCATCTATATTTTCACTTAGATCACCATACCACTCACTAATTTCTTGTGAAGGTTCCATCATAGCTTCTTCTGAAGAGAAGTCTACAATAACACCACCATCAGTAGGATCAATCTCAATAGATACATTGGACTGTTCTTCAGGAACCATTGCAATAACATTGGTTTCTGTTTCAGGAATCATATCAAAAGGATTACGTTCTGTTGCCATTATTTAATTCCTATAAAGTACATTGCGTATTCCACCACCACCTTTTGCAAAGGCTTGATCAATTTCTTCTTCATCGTAGTAAGACCAGTTATCATCGTCTTCTTCTTCTTCTTCTATAATAGGCTCTGGTTCTGGTTCTGGTTCTGGAGGAGGTGGGGGAAGTTCATTTCTTACTCCACCAAGCATACCAATAATACCTTCATAAGTTGCTGGATTTCTATCTAATCCATAAATTGAAGCTAGTTGTGCTACATTATAGGGACTAACATTACTGGCACCACCATAATAATCTTCATTAAAAGTATTAATTGCACTGGATGCACCTCCAATATCAACAGGTAAATAGCTTCCCATTGTTTCACGGGCTAAGTTTTTTCTATATTCTGCTAATTCAAAGGGATCTGAAGAAGTAGGAGGAGCAGTCATAGAAGGTCTATTCATTGGAAAATCAGGAACAGTATACTTGCTAGGTTGTCCTAGTTTTTCAAGATATAGTTCCATTGCTGATTTTTCTTTTGCCTGACCACCTTCATTTCTATAAACCATACCACCTGCTGATCTATATTTTAACATATCTTCAACAGCAGCAAGATTTGCTTGACGGCGTTTTTCTTCTTCAATTTCTGCTCTGACTTTTTCTAAAGTATTCCTTCTGCGGTCAGCTTCAGTTTGCCTCGGCCCACCCAAAGGTGAATTAATTCCTCTAACTTCTCTTGCAGAAAGTGATGGTAAATCTAATACATTAACTATATCTTGTATTCTTTGATCTTCAATAGCGGCTCTATTCCTTGCATCTCTTTTATCAGCCTCTGTCTGTATTGCTGTAAACGCAGTATTTGCTCTAACACTATTCATATCAGCTAGTGCATCTCTATATGCTTGAGCATCACGATCAACCAAACCTAAAACATCTGTAGCATATTGATTTGCTGTTGCTACTGCATTTCTATCAGCTTTTTCTTTACTAAGTTGTGCTTGAACTGCTTGTGGTGATACATAACCTTCTGATCCTTTTTCTCCTTTAAGACCATCTCTAAACTCACCAATACCTGCAAGACCTGAAAGATCTTTATCAGAACCAGCTAATCTAGAAAGTGTTTGACTAGTTGAAGGAGTTCTTGAGAATGCACTAACTAAACTATCTTTTGCTTTACCAAAAAGACCACTAATACCACCTAGTTCATCTATAGTTTTACCAAGTTGTATTGTTGGACTAAATTCCATAGCAGCTTTACCTAGTTGTCCACCAAGCGCACTAAACATATCAGGACCAGTATAAGTATAGTTACCAAATTTATCCACAGCTACTTGTGCATCAAGGTCTTTAGCTGCAAGTTCTTTATTTAGTGCCACAGCATCTCTTTGATTTGATATATCAATAGAACGATCAAGCTTATCAAAATATCCTAAGTCTTGTCTTTCATTATATCCAATTAAACCTAAATCTTCTAATTTATCTATTTCTTCCATAGATAAACCTATACCACCATCAATATCACCAATAGCTTGTCCAGATAAATCTGCAGAAGCCATATCTGCAGCAGCTTGTCCAGCACTTGCTTGAGCTTCAGGATTTGCTCCTGCTGCCGCCGCTGCCGCTGCTGCTGCATCTGCTGCTGCCATTGCCTCTGCTGCTTGATCAGCAGTTAAACCAGTATCTTCACCATAACCTTGTGGATCACCTTGTATCCCTTGACCCATAGATGGACCTGCTTTTTCTCCTGTAATTTGACCAAGTTCTGCATCATCCCTATCTCTAGCAGTTTGGGTATTATTACCACCACCTTCACCATCTTCACCATCACCACCAAAGCAGCAATGCTGAAGTTCATATTCATTGAAGTAGTTTAACCACGGCTGTTTAGCAGGGCCATCATTCCACATTTGTTTTTTAAATTCTTTCAACATTGTTCACCCTATTGCTCCCCAACCGTTTAAAATTAACTTTATTTGGTAATCCTAATTCTTTTCTTAGGTTATCCAATCTCTTAATTGCAATACGTGTACCACCAAAAGGACATATCACATCTATCAACCAAAGGTTATCTCCACTATTCCAATCGTGTGGTTGAATCTTTCTTGTTTTATTTTTATAACCTTCTTCAGCTTCTTCTGGTAACATTGCCCAACTTGCATAACAGAGTGGAACTTCTTCATCTACATATATTCTGTATTGGTTTAACTTTAGTGGTGGTATAACCAATCGCTGTATATCTTTTATAGTCCAGTTCTCATGTTTGTTAGACAATGATAATATAAATAATACCTTTTCTAAATCACTTTGATAATCGTGTTGCAATAATCTCTTCTGCCTTTGGTAGTAATCTAATACCACAATATCCAATCATGAATGCTATGGCTGGACCCCAAGTCATATCCAAGGCCCAATGTTTCATTATGGGTGGTATAAACCATTCTGCAGCTATCCACCCTACAATAACTGCTAGACCAACATCTTTAATAGCAGTCCAGTTAAAGTTTTTCTTTGTTAATACATTTGTTAAACCACCCACACCGCTTGATAAAATACAACAAGTCTTTGCGCCTAGCGTTTGAATCAACCACTCCATGACTGCTCTCCTTTTAAACTGTAACCATATACTATCCAATATTTTTATTATACACTATTATACCACACTTTTCGCTTCAATGCAAGTTAAAATGTCCAATAAGTTTTTTTCTTCTCTGTTACTTCGTCATCATAGTGTGGATCATCGGGGTGTGTCAGGTGCCAAGATTCTTTCATATAATGTATTGCCATTGTCATGGCATCCACTTGGTCATCATGGGCCGCATTGGGAAACCTTAGTAATTCTTCTATTAATTCATCTGACCATTTCTTATTATTGGGTATCCACATTCTACCAGCTTCTATAATGGGTGAAGCCGCATATACTCTGGATACCTTATCTCTATCTGGATTATATTCCAGTACAGGTAGTCCACCCCTTCTCATATCCTGTATCAGAGACTGTCCACTTGCCTTCTTCTCCACCATACACACGTCTGGCCTGTGTTCATCATAAAGTTTCTGTGCAAGCTTTCTCAGTTCTGGATATTCAAACCTGCCACGTATGTTTCCCAATAATATCAGGTTAGGTGTAAAATCTTCATATCCCTTTTCATCTTGATTATACATGGAGAAGATACCCCATGTCTGTATGACACTATAATCAGCCGTAGTCTTTGTAGAGAATGCCGTATCATAGGTCTGTATTATGAAGTCACAGGTAGGTGGCTCTTCGTAGTCCCAATGTTTAAGCCATCTCTTTTTTATAATACCTCCTTCTTCTGGTGTGGGGTCTTGCATGTAGAGAGCATTCCAATATCGACTACCATTACTGGCTTTAATCTCGCTCTCGTCCATTTTTAAAATATCATCACTCTTCCATTCGGGAAAGTAACTAGATCCTACAGGTAAGTCAAGCAATTGCGCTGCTTCTTCGTCCACCCATGCAGGTATTCTAATTACTTCCCAAGGGATCGTTTCAAACTCTCCCATATTCTCCTGTTGTTTTAGTAGCCAGCCACATAGATCATCATAATGATACCGTGTATTAATTATAACTATAGAACCATTGGGCATAATACGGGTTCTAAGCCCTGCTGGATACCATTCTTTAATATATTTTCTACCTGATGCACTGATTGCGTCCTCTTCAGACATTACATCGTCCAATATAGCTATATGTGCGCCTCGTCCAGCTATTTGAGAGCGTACACCAGCAGCATAGTAGGTTCCATTTTGATTTGTCTTCCACTTACCAGCAGCTCTTACGTCGCTCCTGAGAGAGACTCCTTTAAAAATTTTTTGGAACTCTTCCGTATTGACAATATCCCTTACAGATCTACCAAAATCACTGGATAACTGGTCACTATGAGAGACAGTCAGTATTTCATGTGCAGGATTTCTACCAATATACCAAGCAGGAAACAATTTTGAGCAGATAACAGACTTTGATGATCGTGGAGGAAGAAAGACCATCAGTCGTTTTGTTTTACCAGACTCTAAATCTTTTAATTTATTAGAAATAAGTTCAATATGTTTACCCATGCGCCAATCAGAGACAAGCATAGGAGCCATCATTCTAACAAATGTGAGAAAATCACTATTAGATTCTTGATTTACTTTAATATCTAGTAAATCTTTTAAGTTAATAAAGGGTTTTAGGTACTCGTTAGTACTTTCTAGTAATTCCATAGGTACTATTATACACTATTTTGTTCTCCAATGCAACTATTAAATTAAAATAATTATAAAAAATATAAATTAAAGTAACTTTAAAGTAACTTTATAGCCGCCCCAAAGGTTTTGAAGAGAAGTCCGTAATTTTTTAAAAATATTTGTCAGTGCTGTTTTATATATATACAGTGGCGGCGAATTTTTCCCCGTGGTATCGCACGAGCCTTTATAATTGCCGAATTTTTAAAAATAAAAGATACCTTATAAATATATATTCCAAACTTTCTAGAAATTCTAGAATAATTACAGAGATAGCCAGTGTATATCGTCCCTTGTGTCTCTGTAATGCCGCACCATGCACCCCAAACCCTAGCAAATCCACCATTATTTTATTTTGTACATTCCCAGAAACTAGCCATTTTATATCAAATATCGACGATATATAGACCAAATTAACCTTGTAAGTCATTGAAAACATTGAACAAAACCCATAATTAACGATCATCATTTACTAAATTATCAAAAACTAAGTCATTGAAAACATTGAATAAATTACACCGATTTGACTATATTTTTCAATTCGGTTACTTTTTAAACATCATCCACTTGATGATACATTTTAAACTTAAAAAAAGGAATTAAGATAATGACCACAACACAAGATCTAGTTACATTCATTAATGCTGGATTAAAAAGAGACTTAAACAATCAAGAAAAAACATTCTTGAAAACTTTGGGATATAAAAAAGAGAAAGGAAAACTAGTCTGGACAACAGAAAGACTAGATGCTACTGAAGAAAACCCCGAAGGAATTGCAAAAGTTACTGGCGATTTAATCATATCAATCAGTGATAAATGTAGCATGAAGAACTGGAGTGATAAAAAAGTAGCGGCCTATGATAAAGAAAATGGCACATGTTACAGCAAGCTATTAAATTTTATTACAGATAAAACGGAAAGAAACACCACTAGATCACTTTATAGGTGGTTTGCTGAAAATTATAACGAGGCAATGGTTGTGCTTTTTGAACGTCACGACGCTAACAAAAAGACAACATCACTTGAAAGTCTCAAAAAGCACACAATTTCAGCTATCAAGAAACTAGAGAAAGAAACTTCAGAGACTTCAGAGACTGCAGAAACTGAAGAGACTGCAGAGATAGTCAAGCCAGCCTCAGAGGAAGAAGATGCAAAGGCTATAATATTGATACTAAAGGATGCTAAAAAGGCTGGCAGAGATACAAAAGCTATTTTGCAAATGATGGGAGACATGTTGAAAGCTGAGAAACTAAACAAATAACAGAATTTAGGGAGTGTTTGCAGACTTCGCAGACACTCCCAAATTTCTAGAATTTCTAGAAACTTGCAACATTAATTTAAATATGTTATAAGTTTGTATAAATTCAAAAATTAGAAAGGATTAAAAATGTCAAATACAATTAATGAAATGATTCTTGAAAATTTTTTCGAGGAATTCCTAGCTAAAGGATTTTCGGAAGAGGATGCTGAGAGGCTCTCTCACGAGAAGATCGAAAATACCCCTACACCTTGGGGTTAAGATAAAAGGATTAATTATAAACTTCTAGAAATTCTAGAAACTTGAAAGGAAAGAAAATGTCAAATTTAAAACCAATCGCAAGCAATATGAAGGAGTTAATTGTTAATGGTGTATCAATTCTATTTAGTTATGAAACACCAGTTGCCGGATGGAATAACGAGGGAGCATTTAGAACTGAGAAAAAGTATTCAGCAACAACAACTAAACATATTAACAAATACTTAGGTGGAAAAGATATAGGCCGCACAGTATCGCAACAATATATCAATAGCCTAGTATCATAATTAGTTTATATATAGGGTAGTATGTGTCAGCATGTACTACCTCAATATGTAAACCAAATAGGACTAAACACAATGGCAAAATCAAAACCGTACTACGGGAATTTTACCCCTAATAAATTGTTAAAAGCTAGGCAAAATTATGATGATATTCATACCGCACCAGATAACACGATAAAAAATTTAGACGGTAATCACATTATAGATAGTCATCAAATTGCTCTAATGCGGCATGACCATTTTACCAAAATGTACAACAAACATAAAAGGGAACAATGGTTTAAAAATAAAGATCATAATAAATGGATAGATAGTACTTGCAATGAATTAAAAAAACTGTTATAAACTTATAGAAATTAAATAATAAATAGGGTTTTCTAGGTATGGTGGGGCGTACTCCTCACAAAACTCATAGGCTGATCACCTTATCGGATGAAATAGTATTCATATTTAGAAAATCCTATCTATTATTTAAGTCTAACAAGTAAATTCTAGGAGATTGCGAAATGCAAAACAAAATTAAAACAATGAAATTTAATCAACAAGAATATAAAGAAATGTACCGAGAGTTTTATCTAGAGGGTAACGTCCAGCCCACAACTAAAGGATTTGGGGAATTTTTAGATTGGCGTAAAAATGTTGAAGCATTATTTAACAATAAGGATTAACACTGAAAGGAAAAAACAATGGCAATAAAAAAACACACAAGAGAAACTAAACAAAAGATATTTGATTTAGTGGATAGTGGTCTAAGTAGACGTGAGGTAGGTGAAATAATGGGCATGACAAAAAATGCTATCATAGGAATAATGCGTGACGCTGGTAAATGTAAGAAAGCAAACTATGCCTATGTATCTTACAAAGTAGATACGATTAATAATAATTATGATAAATCAGTAGCGTTTAATGAACATAAAGAAATAATCTCACAATATGAGATATCTAAAAAAAGATTATTAGCGGTGAATCCATTTGGATATTAAAAAATAATTGTCTTAAAAGGAAAATAAAATGATTATGAAAATATTAAATGGATTTTGTTTTGCAGGTTTAATGCTTGCATCTATTCTAACAATGGCATGCGGCATAACATGGGACACTGGTCAAGTATGGTATGGGCAAGCTATTGCTACATGTTTTATACTAATGTCATTAGTGCTTGCATATGTGGCAATATTAGTGCTAGTATGGAGACATTGATAAACTTCTAGAAATTCTAGAACTTTGAAAGGGTAAAAAAATGTTAGTAAAAGAAGCTAAACAGTTTGGCAACATATCCAAGGGCAACACCAAAATGCCGGGAACTACGTTTGCCATTGATGCATTTGCCTGTAACGTAGGCAGTAAACTTGCAAAGATTGAGGGTACGCCATGCTTCAGTTGCTATGCTCGCAAGTTACAAAAGTTAAGACCTAGTGTAGATCAAGGATGGAAAGCTAACCTTGCTAAATGGCAACAAGCTAACAAATCTAAATGGGTGCAAGCTATGACATTTCAAATTAACCGCTACAATGTAGACGGATACCATAGATGGTTTGATAGTGGCGACTTACAATCATTGGAAATGCTACGCAATATCATAGACGTGGCACTACTAACACCACATATAAAACATTGGCTACCTACACAAGAACGTGGCATAGTGGAAGCATACCGCAAACAATATGGGCAAGAGCCTGATAACCTAGTCATAAGAGTATCCGCCTCAAAAGTAGATGCAAAGACTATGCCTAGATTTGCAAATACATCTATGGTATTTACCAAACATGGCAAGGCATTGGGGAAAGAGTGCAAGGCCAGAACGAGAGGCAATCAATGTGGAGATTGTCGGGCATGCTGGTCAAAAGATGTAGAAGTTATAGCTTACCCGAAGCATTAAAAAAAAAACTAGACAATGTAGTATGAGTAGTGTATAGTAGTATCAGTACACTAAACAAACTTCTAGAAATTCTAGAAACTTGAAAGGAAAAAAAATGATACAGGATAATGTTGAGATTGATGTACTACAAGCACAGCTAGATAGTATACCTGTAGACATTGAGTTGATAGCAGTTAAAAACTCAAGACAAATACAAGTAATATTGGAAGGTCAAGTGTATAAAACTTTTCCATCTGTCTCAGCATTTAAACAAACATTGAGAAACACTTTTGATATTGTAGAAAAAAGTAGAAAGGATAGAAGATAATGAGTAACCAACACAACGACGCTATTAAAGAGATGTTGTTTGAAGCGGCAATGACTTCATTAGTCTCCAATGGTGCGCCAGATAATGAAGACACAGAACTAAAAGCTGTTAAAATTGTAGCCCAACAATGGGAAAACTACAGAGAAGGGGAATAAAATGAGAAAGAAAAATCCATTTGGTAAAAGTACCACCCAAGATAAACCCTACGCCATATATGAAGATGGGCATGGGTGGCAATGGCGTGTATTAAAAACATATCAACACCCTGACAATGAAAAGGGTAATGAGTATGCACGATGGCTTGTGTCAGCAACGTCACCACTAATGCACGATGGTGGTTATGAAATGGGCGACCAATATTCTAATTTAGTATTGGAGTCTGGTTATCTAACATCAGCTACCGATGAGTGGAAACAATTTTATGGAGATTAAAATGGATATGCACCCACAAGTATATATGTTTAGAGCAGTAGCAACTAGAGCCGCATTAAAATTGTGGAATAAACATGGCATTAGACCCAATAGACGGACAACTAAGCGCACTCTATTAGATATAGCTACAATTTATACAGGTAATAAGTATAAAAATAGTAAAAAAAGTAGTGAACAAGCATATAATGACTTGACATTATGGATTAAAAGTAATAGTTAAATAAAACTTCTAGAAATTCTAGAACTTTAAAGTATTTAAAACAAGAGAGATGACCAATGAGACAGATAACATTAACTGAATTTATTGCCAACGTAAAAATGACCTGCGGCTCTTCATTTTATGGTCGAGATGATGGAACAACACCTCACTCATTTTACTTGAAAGCCGCTAGAAGTATGTTAAGACGAAGATTAGAAAAAGATTTGGAAAAATTTGACTACCCTCGTGATTATTATTTTTCTAAAGAGGATTCAGAAAAACTAGCAGAAGTTTACGCAGACACAGCCAAACTTATTCATGAGAAGATGAATAAATTTAACAATGAATATAATAAAATACAAAGATTAGCGGCGATGGTAAATAAACAAGAGAGATGACCAATGACTGATAATAAATGGTGGCACATAGTAACATGGTGTAAGTGGTGCAACGGTGAAGGCTATACCACTGACAATAACCCAAGCAAAAAAGCAGAAGTGTGTGATGACTGTGATGGTATAGGTGAGCATACTTATGTCGAAGAAGAATGGCGTTATGAAGATGAGCAGGAAGTACGAGATAACTATGAAGATATAAAATCAATTGAATTGTTGGAGGGTACATCATGGGGAAGTCCAACACTAAGCATGGAGTAAAGAAAGTAAATACCTATGCTAAATCATTACAAAATAATAAGTATAGACAACGTGTAGTACCTAGTGCTAAAAAGTATAAACGAAATAGGAGAGTTGAAGATGAGTGATAGAACAGTAGCGATTGAAGGTTGGGATCAACTTGAGTGGTTAATGAGTGATAGATGGGATATGACATTACAAGAAGCCTTGCAATGTATGGTTGATAATAATCAAGATATGAAGTTTCTTAATGATGTTAAAGGGTTACACGTATTAAAAATAGCCAATGGAGAAGGATAATGTTATTAGAACGTACATCAATGCTTAGTGATAAGACTACGACAATGGAGTTACCCATAACCAATGAACAGCTTGATCGTTGGAGACAGGGAGAACTTATTCAAAATGTATTTCCTGACTTGACACCGGATGAACGTGAGTTTATAATGACAGGTATTACAGCAGAAGAATGGAGAACCCTATGAATATATTTTATTTGCATCGTGATCCTGTCGTTGCAGCGCAGATGCAATGTGACAAGCACGTAGTCAAGATGATATTGGAAAGCGCACAGATGCTCTCTACTGCTCACCGTGTATTGGATGGAGATGACTACGCTAATTCACGAGGACTGTATAAACTGGTGCATGAAAACCATCCTAGCACACGCTGGGTACGCTCTCATCATAAACACTACAATTGGTTATGGAAACATATGATAGCCTTGATGGAAGAGTACACACACCGCTATGATAAAGTTCACGAGACAGAACGATTAAATGATCCACTGTCCATATCACCAGTTAATATTAATTTCAGCGATCACTTCTTAGACCCACCACAATGTATGCCTGATCAGTATAAAAACAAAGATACTGTGCAAGCCTATCGTGATTATTATATTGGAGAAAAATCTAACTTTGCTAAATGGAATAAGTGTGGTAATATACCTGAGTGGTACAAGATGGGATGACCATATTAAGGATGTAGCATTTGATATAGAGGAGATGACCAATGACTAAAAAATATTATCCCCATGTATGGGATTTAACATTTTGTCTTATGGATATCGACGGAAATCCAAAAAAAGACAAAGAGGGAAATATAATTTTGTATGAGGATTACAAGATGGATTGCAGTTCAATTTGTGATTTTGTTGATGAAAATAATTTAACACAGATAAAAGAGAAAGAGAAGGACAATAACTAATACAAAAAAGAAAAGAAATATCTATGCTAAGCCTTGACAGCGGCTCCCGACTACTCCTTTAAATAGGGTGACGTGAGTGGCTCCCGACTACTCCTTTAAATAGGGTGGCGTGAAGAAATCGGGTAGCTGTCGTTTATTTTTGTAAATTAGGAGAGTGACCAATGAATATACACCCAAGCCTAGAGAAGTTACCTAAAGATCACAGGCTACATCCAGATAAGGTGAAGCAGTGGATCAAGGTTAATACCGATATGCTTGCATCTATTCGTAAGGATGTGAGAAACAATGTTAAGGGTGCTATTGCTAGACAAGCAGACATTGAAGGTTACATTAAGAACATGCGTAAATATCTAAGAGATGGTGATTGGATTGATATGTTCTATGGTGTAAATCAAGAAGGTAAAATAATGTTGAAGTGTGTAGCTATGGCATATAACAGTGACGGCACAGCCAAGCGTGACGTTGGAACATGGTATCCAGACATGGGTATCTATACAAAGGAGATGGACGATGAGACTACCTGATGGATGGATGTCTCCCTATGAGTGGGAGCTATGGATGGAAAATACTTATGATGAAATGCCATCATGGTATAGTGATGTTAATCTGAGAGAGGATGCCTATAGGGAATACCTCAAGGACAACGCACAATATACTTCAAAAGAGGTAACTAAAGAAAGGTTGAGAAAGTTTCTTAAATAATATAATCATAGTTGCATGCTACAAGATAGTATGATATAATGTTATTATGAAGGATATAAATTATGAACAAATATAATTTTAAATATCACGATGAAGTACCTGATAATCTAGCAGATTATGTAGTAGATGTATGTATCTTCTCTGGGCTAGAAATAAATAGCTTGACAGATATTAAATTATCTGATATAAATGGTTTTCTAAATGGTCTTGAAGAACAAGCTGATGAGGTAGTTGAATGAGTGTAGTAGAGGGTAAGGTGTGGGGTACAACAATGCCCCTTATTCAGAGGCCACAGCTAGAGGTACATAGTATCTTTGTTAATGCTGGTGGCTATTGTTCCAAGCATAAACATCAATCAAAGATAAATGCTTTTTATGTAGAGGAAGGAGAATTAGAAATACATAGATGGAAAGATTATAACTTGGTAGATGTTACAATCTTATATAATGAAGATGTAGCTATAGTTCCTGCTGGTGAGTATCACATGTTTAATGCTAGAACAGATACTAAAGCACTGGAGATATACTGGTCTGAGTTACATATCAATGACATTGAAAGAGAAATAGTAGGAGGAGTTGATGAGACTCTTGATCTATTTAATTCTCCAAAGAAAAATAACTTTGCAAAAGTATTTAATATAGATGACTTAGAGGGGAGAAACTAATGTCTGTTATAATGGAAGTAGCAAAACAAAGTGGCAGTCCTAGATTAATTATGAAGGAAGATTATAATTCTCTAGATTTTTCAGAGAAGTTACAATGTCTAGTATCAATACGCACAGCTATTGAAAAAGAAATAGCCTTTACTGAAAAAGACTTCAGAAGATTTGTTAATAAACGTAGGTTCTAAAAGGATTAATACAATGGATAAAGATTTTTTTGAGTGGCTGTTCAAAGCACTAAAGATTGATGTCAATGGTAGGTCAATGTACTCAAACATTTATAAAGATGGATTTAAAAATGTTAATCGTTATACAAGAGCAGGTAAGAACGGTAAGTTTGTTACGTGTCCTCACTGTCATGCTGATACTCTTGTCTATCATTTCTCATGGGTTAAAATGAGTTGTAATAATTGTATGGCATCTGTTGATAAAGATGATTGGCTGGTTAAAGTGTGATGTATAAAATATTATTATTGTTATTATTTTTTAGTACATCTGCACTGGCACATATTTTACAGGAGATAAAGTTCTAGAAATTCTAGAAGTTTAAATATAAACATGTTTGTAATTGTTCAAGATATAATTAAAGAAGCACATAAAGACTTGAAAGAGTTTGATTGCTTTGATATTTTGACAACCCCTACTGGATTTCCAATGAAGTTTAAAACAGAAGGGGAAGCAATCAAATTTCTAAATGACTTAGGAATTGATATGCCAACAGAATCAGATCAAGGAGAAATTAGAATTGACAGACTCCATTAAACAATACAACGCTATGGTAACTCAACTAAATAAAAATATAAGTTCGCTTCAAATTATAAATAAACGTCAGGCTGAAACCATCAAACAGTTGAGAAGAGAATTATCTATAGCACGTCAAGAAAAAGGTTCTGGTAATATGTGGGCTGAGTTAGATGACAGCAGAGATAATTAATTTTTATAAACACTGGAAAGCACGTCAAGAAACATTAAGGAAATCAATGGGTTATCCAGATGATCTGTGGTACATGATGCTCGACAATGGGTATGATCCTTTAGATATAGATGAAGTAAAAAAATTCATAGATGATTTTGAAAAGGATATAGTGGGAAATGACTAAAAATTTATGGCAAAAAGACAGAGCAACCCTATTTAAAAATTATGTACGACAGTATAAAGAAGAAGGCTATGACGTAAAAGAAGCAAGGCAGTTAGCCAAGATTGAAATCAATGAAGTCATGGCAGACAAGGAAGACTTTGTAGATAATCTTTGGAAAGAAACTTTTGAAGATGTATAATTTAGTTTATAAAAATAAGATATTACAAAGATACAGAACAAAGCGTGAAGCAAAGAAAGAACTTGACGATAGATCAAACTTGTGCTATATGTTAAGAGTAAATCCTTCTGAAGCATATTCAATTACGAAAGGAAAGACCCATGCAACCAGAAGAAAAAGGTTGGAAAGGGCCATGCTCTGAGTGTGGATCATCCGATGCCAACCATCACTATCCTGATGGACACACCTTCTGTTACAGTTGTAAGACTCATAAACCTGCAAAGGAAGTAACCACTATGGCTACAGTACAATCCAATACAAATCAAAACTCTCTGAAGTTACTAAACTCTAGTAGACTTGCTGAGTACAATGATATACCTGAACGTAAGATTACAAAGGAGACTGCAAGAAAATTTAATACCCTCACCAAGAAGAAGGGATCAATGACAACTCACCATGTCTATCAATACTATGACAGTAAGGGCAATCACATCTGTAACAAGGTGCGTGATACTGCCAACAAAAAGTTCTGGTCTGAAGGCAACATGAATGGGGCTGGTCTGTTTGGTCAGAATGTGTTTACCCAAAAGGCAAAGTTCATTACCATTACAGAGGGCGAGGTAGATGCTATGTCTGCCTATCAGCTAATGGGTTCTCAGTGGCCTGTTGTCTCACTCAAGAATGGTGCGGCATCAGCGGTATCAAACTGCAAGCAATCGTTTGAATACCTAAATCAATTCGGTAATATTGTATTGTGTTTTGATAATGACAAGGCAGGTAGAAAAGCGGCAAACGAAGTTGCTGAAATATTTGAACCCAATAAATGTAAGATAATGCAACTTGATTTAAAGGATGCCAATGAGTGCCTCAAGGTAGGCATGAGGTCAGAAGACTTTATCAATGCTTGGTGGGCCGCAAAACCTTTTACTCCTGCTGGCATTATTAATCTACATGATCTTGGGGACAGTCTCTATGATGAAGACTATTGTGAGACTTGCCTGTACCCTTGGTCTGATCTCAATGAGAAGACCTATGGTATGAGAACAGGTGAGCTTGTCACGTTCACCAGTGGGGCTGGCATGGGCAAGTCAAGCATCATGCGTGAACTCATGCACCACCTCATGATGAATACCAAGGATAACATTGGTGTCTTGGCAATGGAAGAGAGTGTACGTAACACAGCCTTCAACATCATGAGTGTCGAGGCCAACGCTAGGCTTTACATTAAAGAAGTGCGTGAACAGTTTTCACCTGAACAACTACGTGAATGGCAAGAAAAAACCATAGGAACAAAAAGGTTCTTTGCCTTTGACCACTTTGGTTCAATTAGTAACGATGAAATCCTAGCTCGTGTACGCTACATGGCTAAAGCATTGGAGACTAAGTGGGTGATACTGGATCACCTCAGTATCTTGGTGTCTGGTCAAGAAGATAATGGTGATGAACGTAAGTCAATAGATATTCTAATGACCAAGTTAAGGTCACTGGTGGAAGAGACAGGCATAGGCTTGCTACTGGTGAGCCACCTACGTAGGCCAGCAGGTGATAGAGGTCATGAGGATGGGCGTGAGGTATCTCTCTCACACCTACGAGGCTCTGCCAGCATTGCACATCTAAGTGATGCGGTCATAGCCTTGGAGCGCAACCAGCAAGCAGACGATGAGCAAGCTGCCAACACTACTACCATACGTATTCTAAAGAACAGGTACACTGGTGACACAGGTATTGCTTGTTATCTACACTATGATAAAGAAACTGGTCGAATGACACAGATTGATAACCCTTTTATGGAGAATGAGTAATGGCTTGGTTAGATAAAGATAAGGAAAGAAAATGGAAAAGGGAATATAAGAAAAGCCGATATGAAAATGATCCTGAGTTTAAAGAAAAAGAAAAAGCTAGGAGAAGAAAATATACTGCTACACATCCTGAACAAGGTAAAGTTCAAGGTCAAAGATGGAAAGAAAAAGCTACTACCCTAGCTTCAGATGCTTTTTTCACAGCTAAAATTAATAGCTTGAGAGGAAGAGCCAAAGAAAAAAATTTAGATTTTAATTTAGATAAAGAATTTTTAAAAATTATTTTTCCTAAAGATAATAAGTGTCCTGCATTAAAAATAAAATTTAAAACAGGCAATGAAGGGGGCAGGTATAATTCTCCTAGCGTTGATCGAATTGATAATTCAAAAGGATATGTAAAAGGTAATATTATTTGGGTATCAAACCTAGCCAACATGATTATGTCAAGTGGCACACCTCAACAGGTGTTAGATGTAGGAAAGTTTTTTAAAGAACAGATGGAGAATATAAAATGAATACAATGGGGAAGCGCAAACAATTTGATAGGGCATTGTATGAAGTAGCAGATAGAGATGCAAAGGCCGCTACCTTGAAGTACATTAAAGACATGAACTACACCACCATAGATACAAAGGAACGAAAAGACTTTGATATTATCTGTAAGGCTGAAGATAATATTCATCACCTCTATGAAGTAGAAATAAAATATTCTTGGAAGGGTGATTGGAATCCTACTTGGAAGGAGATACGAATACCTTATCGCAAGAGTCGCTTACTTACTAAGTGGAAGGAGCAATACCCTGACGCACTCTTCACATTCATAGTGTGGCGTAATGATTGTAAACAAGCATGGCATATTGACGCAAATATTTTACTTGACTGTGAGGTAAAAGAAGTGTCTAATAGGAACATCAGAAAGGGTGAGAAGTTCTTCCACATTAACGTAGAGGATGCTTGTCTCATTGAGGTAGATTAAATGACAACAGCTATAGTTGATATTGAAACAGATAGTTTGAATGCAACAAAGATACATTGTATCGTAGCAAGGAGTTATGAAACAAATAAAGTTAAGGCGTGGGTAGGGCAGGAGTGTTCAGAGTTTGCTAGTTGGTCGCAGCAGATTGATACTTTTATTATGCACAATGGTATCAGCTTTGATGCTCCTGTCCTAAATCGTATACTAGGATGTAACATAAAGCTTAATCAAATACGTGATACTCTTATTGAGTCACAGCTTTACAATCCCATAAGAGATGGTGGGCATTCTCTTGAGGCATGGGGCAAGAGCCTTGGCTTTGAGAAGGGAGACTTCCATGACTTCTCAGAGTACTCTCCTGAGATGCTGGAGTATTGTAAACGTGATACAGAGGTAACACGTCTGGTAGCACAGGAGCTAGAGAAAGAAGGCAAGGATTTTAGTTCTCAGTCTTATGAGTTAGAGCGTAAGGTCAGAGCTATAATAGATAAGCAACAGAACAATGGCTTTGCTTTTAAATTAAAAGAAGCTATGATCCTACAGGCTCAGTTGCAAGATGAGTTACATGATCTAGAGCGTAAAGCAGAGGAAGACTTTGAACCCACAGTGGTTGAATTAAAAACCAAGACCAAGTATATACCTTTTAATATAGCAAGTCGTAAGCAGATAGCAGAGAGACTACAGGTTAAAGGGTGGAAGCCCAAGCAGATGACTGATAAAGGTAACGTAATTATTAATGAGGCAGTCTTATCAAAGATTGATATGCCCGAAGCCAAGATGTTTAACAGGTATTTCCTATTGCAAAAACGCACTGGCTTATTAAAGTCTTGGATATCAGAATGTCAAGAAGATAACCGTGTACGTGGGAGGGTAATGACACTGCGTACCATAACAGGAAGGATGGCACATGCAGTACCTAATATGGCACAAGTCCCTGCTATCTATAGTCCTTACGGCAGAGAATGCAGGGGCTTATGGACAGTGGATGATCAATCTAAATATCGCTTGGTAGGTGTTGATGCCAGTGGTCTTGAACTGAGATGCTTGGCTCACTACATGAATGACCCTGAGTATACCAACATCGTATTGACAGGTGATGTACACACAGCTAATCAGCAAGCCGCTGGATTAAGAACCAGAGATCAAGCCAAGACTTTTATCTATGCTTTTCTCTATGGTGCAGGGCCAACCAAGATTGGTAAGGT